ATACTGTAGAGGCAACCATCACAGTTGATCCGTCTCTTGATGTTATCACTGAGTGGAGTAAGCCAAGATTTCCTGTATGAGTATATTTAAAATGAAAGACAATATGGGGAGATATAGAACACGTAGTTTGTTCTTTGAAACAAATGCTCCTCATCTAAGGGATGAGTACCCTCCTATTTATACCCTAAAGGAAGATACTTATAAAGGATATAAGAGTGCTCGACAAATCTATCTAATGGCAAAAGATCCTACAGAATATAAAGCTGCTATTGCTTTGTTTGGCTCTTGGTCACATTGGAACTACATGCTAGCAAATTGTAAATGGTTTCTAGTAAAGGTAGAAGAATGGAGAGCTGAATTAGAAGTTATGCTACGTTCTGAGTCTATAGATAGTATTGTAGCAGATAGTAATTCTGACAGTAAGTCTGCTATCTCTTCTAATAAATGGCTAGCAGATAAAGGTTGGGAAAAGAATGACCAAAGAGGTAGGCCTTCTAAAGCTAAAGTTGCTAAAGAAGCTAAGATACTGAGTCGTATAGAAGAAGACTTAGCAGAAGATATAGCACGTATGGAATCATTTCATTAATGCCTACTAAACGTCAATATAAATATAAACAACTAGCAGACGTTAGGACTAGAGCTTTAAATGATTTATTATATTTTGCAAGACTAGTGTTGCCTACTAGAGTTTATGGCGCAGTACATGAAGAATTGTTTCAATGGTGGACTAGAGAAGACGCTTTAGACAATCAACTCTGCCTACTACCCAGAGACCATCAAAAGAGCCATTGTGCAGCCGTATTAGCAGCATGGGTAATAACTAAATGTCCTTGGGTAACTATATTATATGTATCAGCCACTGCTGATTTAGCAGAAAAACAATTATATGCTATTAAGAATATACTAGACAGTAAGGTGTATAAACGCTTCTGGCCTAATATGCTAGATCCAGAAGAAGGAAGGAGAGCTAAATGGTCTGCCATGGAGATTATGGTAGATCATCCAGATAGAGCTAAAGAAGGCGTACGAGATCCTACAGTGAAGGCAGCAGGCCTCACTACTAATATAACAGGATTTCATGCTAATTGGATATTTCTAGATGATATTGTAGTTCCTCTTAATGCATATACAGAGGAAGGAAGACGTAAAGTAGAGACTATGTATTCACAGCTAGCCTCTATTAAGACTACTGGGGCTAGAACAATAGCAGTAGGCACTAGGTATCATCCAAAAGATATATACGCTGTCATACAAGAACGTATGGTAGACGTATATGAAGATGGTGAATTAATAGATAAACGTCCCTTATATGAAGTGTTTCAGAGAGTGGTGGAAGAAGACGGTGAGTTTTTGTGGCCAAAGACTGCAAGAACTGATGGACGGTATTTCGGATTTGACGACAATGAGCTTGCTAAGAAACGGGCTGAGTATATTGATAGTACTCAGTTTTTTGCTCAGTACTATAATAATCCCAATGACCCTTCCAATGCCAAAATAAGTAGTGATAAGTTTCAATATTATGACAGAAAACATATAGAACAGACGGATGGGTATTGGTTCTATAAACACAATAAACTGAATGTATTTGCTGCTATTGATTTTGCATTCTCTCTAAAGAAGCATGCAGACTACACAGCTATCGTAGTGATAGGAGTTGATAGTAATAATAACTACTACGTACTAGACATAGTGAGATTTAAGACTAGTAGCATAGGTGATTATTTTAAAGAAATACTAAAACTGTATACCAAATGGTCTTTCCGAAAACTACGTGCAGAAGTAACAGTAGCACAGGAAGCTATTGTAAAAGAGTTAAAGACTAGCTATATTAAACCTAATGGTTTAATTCTTAGTATAGATGAATACAGACCTTCTAGGCACATGGGCACTAAGGAAGAAAGAATAACAGCTACCCTTTCTCCTAGATATGACAATTTACAAATGTGGCATTACAAAGGTGGTAATTGCCAAATACTAGAAGAAGAACTTATAATGCAACACCCGCCTCATGATGATGTACTGGATGCTCTTACAGCAGCAGTAGATGTAGCAGTAGCTCCTTCATACAGAGGTAATATGGCTACTAAAAGAAGTAATATAGTATACCATAAACGCTTTGGAGGTATTTGCTAGTGGTTGGTAAAGTATTAGAAGTTACAGACTTATTCGATAGAGATCGTACAGCTACAGATATTGCTGATATGTTTTATCAGTGGCAGATGAAACGTACTGAAAAGATAGAACAGCTCAAGGAGCTACGTAATTATTTATTTGCTACTGATACCTCACACACTAGTAATAGTGCTCTTCCTTGGAAAAACACTACTACTACACCTAAGCTAACACAGATTAGGGATACGCTCCATGCTAATTATATGGCAGCTTTGTTTCCTAGTGACAACTGGCTTATATGGGAAGGGGGTGATGAAGACTCTGTATCCTCTGAAAAGAGGAAGGCTATTGAAGCCTATATGGATAATAAACTACGAGCAGGAGGGTTTGAGGAAACTATCTCTCAGTTAGTATTAGACTTTATTGATACAGGTAATCCCATAGGGGATGTTGAATACGTAGAAGAATCTCATGAAACAGAAGATGGTGAGATTGTTCCGGGGTTTACAGGCCCTCGTATAGTACGCCACAGTCTGTATGATGTAGTATTTAATCCTGTAGCACGTAGCTTTAAAGATAGTCCTAAGATTACTAGGTACATAAAAACTCTGGGTGAGCTACGTAACCAAGCAGAAACTATGCCTGAATATAGGTATAATTTAGATATTTTAGGTAAGTCTGATGCTATACGTAATCAACTATCTTTTACTGATATAGCAGACAGCGCTAAGAATGAAGCCTTCTCCGTAGATGGTTTTGGTACGTTACAAGATTACTTTCAAAGTTCTTATGTAGAGATATTAGAATTTGAAGGGGATATACATGATAGTAATGGTGTATTAAGAAAGAATCGTCTTATCACTATTATTGATCGTAGCTTTGTTATAAGAGATATACCACATCCTTCCTGGACAGGTAAGGGAACTAAGGAACATTGTGCCTGGAGACAGCGCCCTGATAACTTATATGGTATGGGTGCTCTTGATAATCTAGTAGGTTTGCAGTATAGAATAGACCATTTAGAAAACCTATCTGCTGATGCCTTAGATCTGATGGTATTACCTATTCTAGCTTTTCGAGGCAACGTAGAAGAGTTTAATTACGAACCTTTGGGAGAGATTTTTCTAGGGGATGATGGTGAGGTAATTGAGTTAGGAAAGAATCTAAATGGCGTAGCGGCCGCAAAGCAAGACATTGCTGCCATAGAACAGAAGATGGAAGAAATGGCAGGAGCGCCTGCTCAGGTACGGGGTATACGTACTCCTGGAGAAAAGACTGCTTTTGAAATGCAAGACCTGGGTAGTAGAGCAGACAGGATGTTCTTTCAGAAACTACGTACGTTTGAACTGTTTATGGAAAGATTGATTAATAATGCGTTAGAGGTAGCTAGGCGTAATATTAACGGCTCCGATTTAGTACGTGTTATGGATGATGATATAGGTGTAATTGAATTCTTAAAAGTTACTAAAGAAGATATTACAGCAGTAGGTAAATTACGCCCTGTAGGAGCTAAGCATTTCCAGGCACAAGGACAGTTATTTCAGAATTTGAATATGATATATAATTCTCCTGTAGGCAATATTATCATGCCTCATACAAGTTCTAAGAAGTTGGCGGTTATGGTAGAACAGGGACTTGGACTAGAGAAGTTTGATATTATACAAGAGAATGTAGCTCTTTTTGAGCAAGCAGAACAGCAACGTCTAATAAATCAGATACAAGAGAATTTAGAAGTTGAGCAGATGACTCCTGATGGTACGGAGGGCACTGATGAAGAAATCGTCTAGGCTATCTACGGAGTTTACAGATGTAGAGGCTAGGAGAGCAAGGACATATTTTAATAAACTTATTAAGATATTGGAAAAGGATTTAGAAAGTAGTGTTCGTTCTAGTAGTAGTGAGGCATTATATGCCGAACCTGCATGGGCAGAGCACCAGGCTGACCGGCTAGGAGTTCAGAGAACCCTGCGGAAAGTTATTGACCTTATAACTATTAGAAAGGAATAATACCATGACAGATGGCAACCCAATGTTCCAAGACCCGGAACCTGTAGAAGTACCAGAGATTCTTAAAGAAATTACTAATGAAGATGGTACTCCTAAATATGCAAGTGTAGAAGATGGTTTAAAAGCTCTTGTAAATGCACAAGAGCATATTAAAACACTAGAATCAGAAAATTCTACATTCAGAGAAGACTTGAGTAAGCGACAAACTACTGAAGAGCTTCTAGAACAGATTAAAAACCAGAGTCAACCAGATAGTAGACAAGACCCGTCCTCCAACGAAGGTATTGACTTAGCATCGGTAGCTGAGCTAGTAGACAAGCAGCTTTCTGTGCGAGAAGTAGCAAGAAGTACGGCAAACAATCAAAAGATGGTAGTTACTAAGCTGCAAGAGCATTTTGGTGATAAGGCAATGGAAGTATTTATTGCTAAGGCCGATGAGTTGGGTTTGGGACAACAGACCCTAGAAGAGATTTCAGGGAAATCTCCTCAAGCAGTGCTAGCTTATTTTGAGTTGAAGCCATCTACTGCAGTTCCTAAGTCTGATGGAACTATTAATACAGATAATCTACAGCCCAATGATACTCCCGTAGATGCTAAAGTTCCTTACGGAGCTAATTCTAAGCAACTAGTAAATGCGTGGAAAGCGGCTGGAGAATTAGTTAATACTTAATAGGAGAGAATATTAATGTCTCAAAATACTACTAATACTACTGCCTTCATTGAGGCGCAGCAGTATTCCAAGTTTATCTTGGAAAATCTAAATGATGAGCTGCTTCCTGAGAGCTTTACTAGGGATGTATCAGACTTTGGTTCTGGTACTACTCTTAATATTAAATCCGTAGGTTCTGCCTCTATCCAGGATGTCGCAGAGGATGTACCTCTTACCTTTAATGCTATTGATACCAGCACAGTTACTCTAGGTATTACCGAGTATACTGGTGATGCATGGTACATTAATGATGATCTACGAGAAGACGGTGCTCAGATTGAAACCCTTAGTGCTATGCGAGCACAGGAGTCTGTACGTGCTTTGCAGCAGGATGTAGAAACTAAGTTTCTAAAAGCCTGTAATGCTGCACAGACGGCTAATGGCGCTAACAATGTCAATGGTGTTAAGCATCGTTTTGTAGCTAATGGCACTGCTCGTGCAATAGAACTTCAAGACTTTGCATACCAGCGTTTTGCTTTTGATAAGGCTAATAACCCCCAAGGCGGTCGTGTTGCCATTGTAGATCCTTCGGTGGCTCTTACTATGGATACTCTTACTAATCTAGTGAACGTATCTAATAATCCTATGTTTGAAGGTATTGTAACAGAAGGTTTTAGACGCAATCATCAGTTTGTAAAGAATATTTATGGATGGGATATTTACGTATCTAATCGTCTACATCAGGTAACTTCTGTAGAAGGCTCTCTTACAGATCGTGATGGTAATATTACTGCCACAGTAGTAGGCGATGTTGCTAATGTCTTCATGTGTGTACTTGATGATAATGTACGTCCTATTATGAAAGCCTGGAGACGTATGCCTAAAGCAGAAGGGTGGAGAGATCCTGATAATCGACAGGATAAATTCCAGGTTACTTCTCGCTTTGGATTTGGTGCTCAGCGCGTAGACTCTCTGAGTATTCTACTCTCTAATCCATCCACTTACTAATAGGAGATATATTATGGGTTTTGAACAACCAGCCGGAGCGAATATTACGCAGGTAACTACGCATTACGGCCCTCGCAGTACCAATCAGAAGTTTGGAGGAGCTCCTAGTACTAAAGGTATGGTACGAGAGCTTGTTTATGTTTTTGATTATAATGATCTACCAAATGCTTCTAGTGCTACTAATAGCAGCCTAGAGCAAGTGATTCCTGCTTATGCTAAAGTGCTGTCAGCTAAGTTGGAAATCTTGGTAGGTTTCACCTCAACCTCTGCTCTTACAGATCTTACTGTAGGACTAGAGAAGTCTTCTGATAGAAGTGTTGTAGATGCAGACGGACTAATTACAGCAGCGAATGCTACAGAAGCTATTATTGCCACTCGTGGTAACTATGTGGTGGGGACTGGTGCTCTAGTAGCATCTAATGATGTAGGTGCTGATGCTGTAGAAGTGGTAGTAGCTCCTTCTGTAGATGATTTGCTAACTGGTAAAGGACGGCTAATCATTGAGTATATTGCAGAAGGCCCTGGCGGCGCTTAAATAATAGATTAGGAGATAATTATTTATGGCTAATCCAAGTAAAGAAGATTGTCAATTTGCAGATGCTAATGATAATCCTATGATAGCTACACAGCAGCCGCTAGTAGCAGATGCTTCTGTAGCACATGCTCTCAATGCTGTATTTAGCGATACTGAAGTAGAGGCAGCCTTGAATGCCCTAGGCACTAAGGTTAATGCTATTCTTGATATTCTAGAAACGCAAGGCCTAATGGCAGACGCATAAAACAGCAACCAGGGGCAGGGAAGCCCCTATTTTTGAGGAATAATAAGTGGCTATTGAACATAACGTAATAACTGATCCAGAGATTCACGAACCTAAAGGTATTGCTGCTGCTTCTACTGGTGAACTATATGTAGCAGACGGGGGAGGTTCTGGTAGCTGGTCAAAACCACTAGATATAATTACTGCTAGTATAGTAGATATAAGTACAGCAGGAAGTACCTTTATTGTTAGTCCTTATGCAGGAACAATAACTAAAATTTATAGTGTAATTGATGGTGCTATTGCTACAGCAGATGCGTCACTTACCTTTGAAATAGCTGGAACCCCAGTTACAGGTGGAACTATTACAGTAGCTATTACGGGTAGTGCCGCGGGTAGTGTAGATAGTGCTACTCCTTCTGCTGCTAATAGTGTAATAGCAGGACAGGCTATTGAGATTATCACAGATGGTGCTTCTACTAATACAGTAAAAGCTACAGTTAGTTTTATCATACAGAGAACCTAATGGCTAAGTTATCCCTATTAGAAATTGTACAAGATATTCTAAATGATTTAGACTCTGACGAAGTTAATTCTATAAATGACACAGTAGAGGCTTTACAGATAGCAGCTATAGTAAAAACAACGTATTTAGAAATTATTAGTAATAGAAACTGGCCACATCTAAAAGAATTAGTACAACTTACTGCTTCTGGTACTACGGCTAGACCTACACACATGACTATTCCCACAGGTGTACAAGAAGTACTGTGGATAAATTATAATAAACAAAAATCTACAGGTACTAAGGCGCAGTACACAACCATAAGTTACAGAGATCCAGAAGATTTTATATTAAGGGTAAATGCTAGAGATAGTTCTGCTAGTAATGTACTAGAAGTTACAGACCCTTCTGGGATTAGGCTTAATATCATAACTGATACAGCTCCTTCTTTCTACACTTCTTTTAATGATGAAGTTTTAGTATTCGATTCTTATGATAGTGACGTAGATAGCACATTACAAACTAGTAAGACCCAGATGTATGTCTATAAGGAGCCTACCCTCAGTATAGCAGATGCCACTATACCTGATTTACCTGCTAAAAACTTTCCTTACTTACTAGCAGAAGCCAAGAGTGTAGCTTTTAATGTGCTACGACAGGCTCCTAATGCAAAGGAAGAGCAGCGTAGCCGCCGACAACGTACATGGTCTGCCCGAGAGAAGTGGCGCACAGGTAAGTCTTTAAATACTCCTGACTTTGGTAGGAAATAATATGGTTAGTAAAACTAAGAAAGTACTAGATATACGTCCCGACGGGGCTAATGGCTTTCGTATATGCTGGGCAGGAGGAGGAGAACTTCCTCTCTGTCTAAAATCTGCATATACCTCAATACAAGAGGCTACTAAAGCTATACAAATATTCCAAGCTACTAAAAATGCCAAAACAGCAGCAAACTAAAGAGTATCGTACATTCATTAAGGGGATAATAACAGAGGCGAGCCCTCTTACATTTCCTGAGAATGCCTCTATAGACGAAGAAAACTTCGTCATAAACAGAGACGGTTCTAGACATCGTAAATTAGGTATAGATTATGAAAATCTATATAGTGTAGTAGATACTAGTTATAATGCTAGTTCTATGGAAACGTATGCTGTGGCTTCTTATAGATGGGACAACGTAGATAATAAGGCAACTACTAGTCTTGTTGTTGTACAGGTAGGCCCTAAACTATTCTTCCTGGATGCTACAGAAGATGCTATATCTTCTAATATTAAAAATGGAGGACTACCAGTAACGCTGTCTTCTACAGGTACTCATATATATCAAATGAGTGCTATTAATGGTGTGTTAGTAGTTACTACAGGAGAAACGTCTCCTTTTTATTTAGAATATGATGCACTAACGGATACTATAACAAAGACAGACATAAGTATCAAGACTAGGGATTTATGGGGTATTGAAGATGCTTTAAAGGTAGATGAGCGTCCTGCTACTCTGTCAGACTTACATAAATATAACTTGTTAAATCAAGGATGGACTACTGCTAATATTAACAGCGTAGCTTTTCCGTCTAATGCAGATGTACAGTATTTAGGAAAAGACAGTGCTGATGCTTTCTCTGCTGCCCTGCTAAAAAAACAATTCTTTGGTACTACTCCTGCTCCCAGAGGAAAGTATATAATAGATGCTTTCTCTAGGGGAACTAGTAGACTAGAAGAGTCTGGCGTAACTGTACCACTAGACACGGATAATGGTTTTATAACTACAGCCTGTGCTCATTCTGGTAGAATATTCTATGCAGGTATAGTATCTACTATCGTTAGCGGTGACTCTAAATCTCCTAATTATACTGGATTTATATTCTTTACTAAAACTCTAGATAATTTAGATAGTCTATCCCATTGCTACCAAGAAGCAGATCCTACTTCAGAGCATGTATCCGATCTTATAGATACGGATGGAGGGTACGTAACTATACCGGATGCTAGTAACATATATAAAATAGTATCCTACACCAATTCTGTCGTTATATTTGCTGATAACGGTGTATGGAGACTCTTTAGTACACAGAAAGGTTTTACAGCTACCGACCAAGAGTTAGAACGTATATCTACAGTAGGTGCTATGAATGCTACTTCTATAGTAGTAGCAGAAGATATTATATATTATTGGTCAGTTGGCGGAATATACACTATACAACCCGAAGAGGTATCTGGTAACTTAGTAGCTTCTAATATATCACAGAATACAATACAGTCTTTATATACTGACATTCCATCAGCAGCACGTTTTCACGCACGGGGGATATACGATGCTACGACCAAACGTGTCTCTTGGTTGTACAATGCAGATAGTACCTATGATGGCGTTATTTATACTTATAAGTATAATAGAGAACTAGTATTTGATACTTTACTAGGAGCTTTTTATAAAACTAAAATTAGCTCCCTAACTACCTCTTCTCCTTATGTAGCAGACTATATAACAACTGTTAAATTACAATCTGCTGATAATATACAGATGGTAGTGAGGGATGGTATTGATGTGCAGGTAAATGGGGATACTGTTAACGTGACAACTACAGCGTTAGCTGGTACTGCTCCTATAAGTATAAAATATTTAACCTTAATACCTACAGCTACCTATGGTTTTACGTTCTCTTATTATAAAGACTTAGAATTTTTAGATTGGAAAACAGAAGATTCTACAGGCGTAGATTCCCCTGCGTATTTATATACAGGATATGAACTGTATGGGGATACTATGCGTACTAAGCAAGTTCCTTATATATTCTTTCATTTTGAAAGGACAGAGGACGGCTATGCAGTGTCTGGAAATGGTATAGATTATACTAATCCCTCTTCCTGTTTAGTACAGGCTCAGTGGGGATGGTCAGATTCTATAAACAGTGGTAGGTGGGGAACCTCCTTTCAAGCATATAGACTTAATAGACATTATATCCCGGCTGATGTAAATGATACTTTTGATTATGGATTTTCTGTAGTAACCACTAAGAATAAACTTAGGGGAAAAGGAAAAGCTCTTTCCTTATACATAAAAAGTGAACCAGGAAAGAATATACGTTTACTAGGCTGGGCTATTTCCGCAGCAGGAACTACAATACCATGAGGGTACATCCTACTATATATGAAGATGACGTAGGTATAGTATCTATAGAATATGTAGATTCTATAGGAGTATTAATACATTGTGATATTAAAATATGGACTCCTTCTGCGTACAAACATTGTAAAAGAGTATGGAAAGCTATTTTACATAATTTAGAGGGTATTAATATTTATACAGTATGTGAACCCAAGGACATAAAGTTATTAAAGTTTGTTAAAGCGTTTGGCTTTGTTCCTGTAGATGGTTTTGTATATACTAAAGATGGTGTTTTTAGGAGATTGTTATGCCACAAGCAGCAGCAGTATATGTAGCAGTAGCAGGGCTAGCAGTAGCTGCTTACTCTGCCAATAAACAAGCTAAAGCCACTAAGAAAGCAGCTAAAGAGCGTAAAAAGTCTATAGCTGCACAACAGCGTATTGCTGATCTAAAGGCTTCTAGAGAGCGTGTAAGGGCTGTTAGGGAAGCTAGAGTTAAACGGGGTATGCTAGCAGCCAGGGCGGCTGGAGGAGGCGTTTCTGGAGCTTCTGGAGCACAGGCAGGGCAACAGGGAGTGATTTCCCAACTTTCCGGTAATCTGGCATTCTCCCAGAAAGTACAAGATTTTGGGCAACAGGCCAGTTTGTACAATCAAAATGCGGCGGACGCACAGGAATCTTCTGCTAAATGGGGAGCTATAGGAGGTTTCGGACAGTCTATGTTTAGTGCCGCTGGAGGTTTCTCTACTATTGCCGGAGGTATGGGAAGTACTGGAGGGAGTGGTACAGGAACTTCTATGAATTGGGGTAGTATAGGGGCATAATGCAAGATACAACATTTGAGCAATATCCTGAAGAAGACTTCTCTGTGGAAGAAGAAGTTGTACCTTCTGTTAAGTGGCAAGAAAAATCTGCTAGTGATGAAGCTTTTTATGTAGCAGCTCTTTCAGAAGAGGAAGCTCCAGTAGAGCAGTACTATTCTATAAAAGATAAACTACTTACTGTAGGAGAGGATGAAGAGTCTGCTGCCTTGCGAGGCGCTTATACTGAACAGTATCAGGATTTAGTAGTAAATAATCTACAAGTACTTATACAAGACCCAGAAGTATCTGTACAGGAAAAACAACGTGTAATTTCTGAAATAGTAAATAAACAATCTTCTCAGATAATAGATCTACGTACAGAGTATATTACAGAGAAAGCACTGGAAGTAGAAGAACGTGCAGACACTCCTGAAAAACGTAATAGTGCTTCTCTTTTTGTTGAAGCTCTTAGTGCTTCTATTGAGGACGATCGTAGGATAGATGCGCAAGTACAGAAAGAACTCAGTAAAGAATGGTCATGGAATGATTTTGCTCTATCTCTTATACCTTTTAATGCTGCCCTTTCCTACAGAGAATTTGGAGAAAAGGTTTTAGGTAGTGATAGTCCCTTTATGCCTGGAGAAGTACTAAAGGTATATAGAGATAAATTAGAAGAAAAGAGGGATGTTGGTGGAGTAGTATTGCAGCAGTTCTTAGAAGCTACTATGAAAGCTATTGATGGTAGTGCGGGGCTGTTTGATAATAATACAGCTATAAGAGCACAGATGCTGCATGAGTTATTCTCTCAATATAATGGCCTGTACAATCCAGAAAAAGACTTCGACTGGGGTAGATGGATAGAAAACAGTATAGCCGTATTAGATGCTGTAGCATTAGGAAGTACGGCAATAGCTGCTACACGTGGCACTTTTGGGATAGTTAAAGGAAGTAAACTAGCTACTATTAATAAAGTAGATCCTATTGCTGCCAAAGACCTGGTAGTTACTTCTATTGCAGAAGATGG